AGCCCAATCAATAATAAATTTAATTACATTCACCAGGTTATGAACCCTCTTTTCAAGTTCCTGTTCTTCCTTGCTAACATTCTTTATTGCTTCATAAGCTGTCAAATCCTTGCATCCGCTGGTGTTGAATATTGGATTTCTCCCACCCATATCATTCACCACCTTCAATGTCATCAAAGACAACTGGAATTTTCATCTTCAGTTCCTTTAATAAAAGTTTGGCAACTTCCCGCATTTGTGGATGTGCTGCTGATGATGTTCTTAATTTTAGGAAGTGCCGCCATTCTCTGATGTTGGCTGTCATAACCACTTCAGTTTTTAAGCTGTTTGGGAGAACTGCTCTTGCTTCCTGTGGTGAACAACCCCAGTTCAGCATAGAAAAATAATATTGCTCTGCCATTTTGCAACCGCTGTACCACATATCATAACCTGCTGTTCCAGGAACTAAAAAGCAAGGTTCAATAACTGTAATTTCACCATTGAATTCACCTTTTGAATAATTACAATACCTGGTTGATTCCTGTGAATAGCTTGCTATCCTATGGCGAACAATCTCATGGGAAACCCCTCTGTCACAAATAAACTTTACTGTAAAACTGAAGTGTTCCAATACTGATTCATGACCTCTGTTAATGATGCCCTGGATAAACTTATAAGGAGAAGCTTCATTCATTTTACCTTCTGACTTGTAACAAACCCGCCCGCATTTTTCAAGCTTTCTGATAACATCAAGCCCATCAAACACATCCATAATTTCAATACTTGGTTTAATAATCTTCATCCTTAACCTTCCTTTCTTGTTGGAATATCCTGCATTTCAGGATGTTTTTCTTCCATGTATATTGCAAAAGCTATGTTCCACATGGCAGCCCTCAAATGTGGTTCATCTTTCATACCCCGCATATAACATGATAAGTGCCTGAAGGCTGAATCAATCAAACTGTGAATTGGAATACCTTTTTCACAATTCCTTTCACCATACTTCAAAGCCCCTTCTTCACAATGCTTTGCAAGTTCATGGATAGCTTCCCATGGAAGAAGGTCATATCTTCCCTTTCCTTGGTGCATATCTCTGACAGCACCGGTTTCAAATTGTGTCCTGTTACCTGAATCTAAAATTTTATTTTCCATGCTATCTTTTTACTATCCTTTCATGAACTTCAATCTGCTTTGTAATGGTATTTTGAAACATTGTAATCCCATCAAGAACCCCCTGTTGTCTTATAAACTGTTCCTTTTTGTATTCCCTTAACAAATCCCTTTTGGTCAAGGATTCTTGATATTCTTCCGATAATCTATTTGCTTTTTTCAACTGCAATTCAAAGCACTTTGAACACTGTTCCCGGATGTCATATAGAACTGGAAGAACATCATGGGCAATTCCTTTTACCTGGTCAAGAACTTCCTTGTTTTCAGATTGAATATATTCATCAACATCCAGACCTTTTTTATCACAATAGTTTTCAGCAGCATGAAGTTCAGTGAACACCCTTTTTCCAACCAAGAAATAACCAATGTTTTTATTCTTGATTCTCTTATTAAATGACATAAATCTCATTCACCACCCTTTCTTTCAACAAAGATTCTGTACTTCTTGCCGTCAATTTTCTTGTCAACTATTTCAAAATTGAACTTCTTTTTCACTTGCTTTGAAAATTCAATGTTTGATAAAGGCTGCAAGTTGTTAGCAAGGCAATATTCCTGGTATCGTTTATAAATTTGGTTTGTTGGTTCATTTTCAATTTCATCCTTGCCAACCTCTTTGAAGAATCCAATGATAGGGTTGTTGGTTTCTTCATATTCTTCAAGTTCCTGTTCTACCCTAGTTGACTGTGTAAACTTCTGATTTTTAATAACCCTTTTCAAACCTGAAAGCCCAAGAAGAATCAAGTATTCAATGCATTCCTGTTCCCGCAGTTCATATTTTATGTAAGGTCTGTAATCAGGGTCATCCACACTGAACTTTGCATCAAATGGAATAATGGTCAACCTTCTTTGAACAGCCCCGGTTTTATCTTTAATCCTTGGAATGTTGTTGGCTGAAAACAGCATCTTTGAATAGTTGTTGAATTCAAATGGGTCTTGACCTTTTCGTTCAACACTGATTCTGTCACCAGTAACCAACTTCCTGAATACCGCTGCATTGGCAATAAATTCATCACCTATATCATCACCTATGTTTGCAAGCTTCCCAAACAATTCAGCAGTTTTGAATCTATCACCCAATTCTTTAAGGTCAAGGGATGCAATATTTTCATCTCCAAGCATTGTTTTCACCATATCCAGGAAGGTTGATTTTCCGTTTGACCTATCACCAATCAGAATGAAGGCTTTTCCCAATTCATTTCTTCTGTATAAGCAATATCCAATAGCTTCTTCAAGAAGCATCCTGACCTGGTTATCATGGCAAGCCATTTTATTTAAGGTTTTATCAACCAATTCAGAATAAGCAGTAGGGTTGTAATCCCAATTGATTTTATTGGTGATGATAATGTCAGGTGAAAATGGCACAAATGAATCATCCCTGATGTTATAAACCCCATTCCTGAAAGCAATTAAATTGGCTTCTGAAGTTGGTGTATTATCCCTTATTAACAGGTTCAGGTAAGCCATAACTTCATTTCTTTTTGCTCTGTTTAAATTACTAATGTGTCTTATCATTTCAGCTTCAATTTCAGTTTGACCATCAACATAAACACCATCTTTATAAATGTGAAGCTGATTGTTTATCTTAATAATGTGGTTATTGTTCTTGATGTAGGTTGCAAACTTATCAAACAAGAAGGTTGTTCCTTTGAAGAAAATTGGCTTCTTGAAAGCATCATCCCGCAGCACTACATCAAGTTCAGAATCCTTCAATGGTACTTTTAGAACATAACTGTTTATTAACCTGATTGTTTCCCTTGCTTCTTCAACAGTAAAATCAGCAGATTGAAGTGTCAGGATATAATTAAACAAAGCCTGGTTTCTTCCATCCCCAGCTTCCATATCAAGAAATTCAAAGCTGGTTCTAACAGGGGTCATCCATTTGGGAAGTTCCTGAATTTTATCTTCAGGGGTGTCATAAAGAATTTCCCTGTTTTTGTTGTTGAACTTCAAAATTGAATATGAATTTCTACTTCCAAGCTTAATGTCAGCAGTCAAACCAATTGCAAGCTTGCATTTGGTCTTGTTAGTTGTTACACCCTTGTTTTTAAACAAGAAGTGCTTTCCCCTGCTTGTTTTATAAACTCTGCATTTCAACTTTAATGCCTTGACTATCTTGAATATAACTTCACTTGATTCAAAGTCATCAATATCAATCAGGATGGTTTCATCCCCAAGGATGCCCGCAAATTCAGGAAGTGATTGAACCTGTTCAAAGGTTTTCAAATCGGTTCTTCCCTTGAATTTTTCAATGCACTTTTTATCTTTAGTTTCAACATAACCTTTGAACAACTGCATTTTTCAATACACCCCCTTTTCTTAATATTTGATGACCTCATATCATCACCCCAAAATCTTTCAACCTCTTAATTGCCAAATCAACATACCAGTTTTTATCAAGTTTGCTTGGTATCTTTACATTTGTTACATCATCATTGATAAAGAAACAATGTTCAGGTGTATCCTGGAACTTTTCAGGATTCTTCTGAAGATTTTTCACCTTGTAAATACTGCCTTCAGATTCCAGCTTTGAAGCAAATACCCTGAAACATTTTTCCTTTTGAATCTCACCACCAGTGAACACTTTAACTGTTTTCAATTTTCCATCTTCACCACGAACTTTTTCTTCAGTAACCGTTGGATTGTATAAAGCATATAAATATTTGCTGCTTACCTTTACAATCTTTTGAAACTTCCTTAAATCATTACATTCATAAATAGTTTGTTTTGGATGAATACCATGAAGAAAGTAATTAACCAATGATTCACGTAAAATTACACAATCATAGTCAAGAAGGTCATCAATTTCTTTTTTGTTTTCATCTTTTTTAGTCCATTTTTTTACATAAGCACCTTTTGACTTATAACCACCGTCAAAATCAACAATCACATAGTTGTTTACATCTTTTTGAAACATTTTCTTGTAAGATTCAAATTCAAGCTGCATCCTGGTTCTTTGTTCCCACTCATAGCAAATATCATCAATTAGTTCATAATCATCTTCCTTGAACAGCCTGATAATCAAACCATCAGTATTTGATTGAATCAATTGGCAATGACCTTCAAGCATTTCAATCAAATCCAGCAGCAGAAGTTGACCACCAACACAAACATTATTTGCTTGTCTTGGGTCATACAAGGCATTATTCTTATCTTTCATTGCACCATAGGTTGAATTCAAAACAATCTTATATGGTGCTTGCATTGGGTTCTTTTCTGCTTTCAGCCTTAATCTTTCATCCCTGATTTCCCTATACTTATTAGGGTTTGAAATGTTCCTGCTGATGAAGTTGTATTCAATCATCAGTGCTGGATAATAAGAAGCCACATCAATATTGATGAAATAACCTTCCCCGCTGTATTTTGGAAGCGCACCATGTAACCCGCCCCAGGCAAACACATGTGGAACACCAGCAACTTCTAATTCAAAGGTCTTGCTGTAATCCCTATTTAATGGATTCTTATACCAATTCAATACTTCTTTGTACTTTCTAATTCTCAAAGTATCAGGGAATTGAATATCAAATTCATCATCATGTGTTTTCTTATTTGCCCCAAGGATAATTGCTGAAAGCTGTGCTTTAGTTTTGGATATATATGAAAGCGGCAATTTGAAGGCTTTAATCAAAGAAATATGGCTTTCAAATTCTTCTTTCCTTTGAATAAATACTTCAATGGTTTGTTCAACATCATGCCGACAATATTTAACTGTTTCTTCTATTTCAGCAGGTGTCAGTTTTCTATCAATATCAAATGGAACTGAACTTTCCTTGATGCTGTTACCCATAAACCCTTCAAGTTGCTTCAAACCATGAAAGCTGGTCATTATATCATAATTGTTCAATGGGATATTGTTTAAAAGACTTGAAAATTTCCACCCTTGTTTTCCCTGGACAATGATGTAATCATTTATTTTCTTTGCATCAAAGCCACACAACAAAGCTTTCAAAATGTATTGGTCATAGTTCCTGGAATTATACCCAACCCAAATATCATGCTTGTTGTCATCATAAAGTTCTTGAAGTTTATCCACATCATTCACAATGACATGTTCTTTTTTATTTGTTACATCAATGACCACAACCAGCCAATCATATTTGAACACTTCAAAGTCATAAAACAGCATTATTTTTCACTTCCTTTCTGTATAGGCTTGATAAATACTGGTAATACTAATAATGGGGAAGTATAGGGAAAATGGGGGGTTTAAAAATTTTTAATAAACCCCCGCCCTGACCTAATTATTCAACTTCATAAACATCAGTGATTTCATAAGTGCTGAATCCCTTTTTACCTTCACCATATTTCAAGTCATATTCAAGCTTCCCATCAATAGCTTCATGAATATCCATCAACATCTGCCCATATTGTGAATATGTCTTAAACTCAACATCAACACCACTATCCAATGAACGAAGGAATTCATTTGCAATATGAATCTGAAAGGCTTTTGTGATTACTTGGTTCATGAAAATTAAGCTGCCTTTGTATTCCCCAGCAAGAACTTTCATCCAACAACTAACCATTGGGTCACCAGCTTTAGATTCAACCAATTCCAGCTTTTCAATGCGAACTTCATATTGACCATGTGGAACTTCCCTAAAGTTCGCACCATTTTCCGCTGCTTCCTGAACATCCTTTGCCAATCCCTCAACATCAATAGCCTTATCAAATTTTTCCCATACATTTGCCATAATTTTTCACCTTATCCTTTCATTTTTATATTTGGTTTGAAATTTGTGTTTCCATTTGGTCAAGCAACTTGAACATCTTTGTTCTATCAAGCCGCTTTTGCTGCAACAGCTTTTTCAATTCTTCAATGTTGTCCAATAAATCATTGAAGCAAGCTGTGTTGCTATCAAGGGAAGCTTCATAAGCTTCAAGGTCAGTATCAACCTTTGCTTTGGTGTAATCAGCTTCATTGATGATTTCAATTAACTTCTGTTCAGCATCATAACCAAGCTTTTCATAAACCAACCTTTGAAAATCATCTCTTGAAAATAAAACTTCCATTGAACCATCAGGTAAATATAAAGTATCTGCCATTATTCACCCCTCTTTTTCCTTGTTCTTCTTTCAGGCTTTGTTTCTTCAGTACCAACTTCAGGTTCAGCCTTTGGTTCAGGTTCTTGAACTTTTTGAGCAAAAGAATTCCCTTCATTGGTATTTTCAGCAGGGTCAGATGTTTCCTGTGTTTCGTCTTTTGCTTTTCTGCCACTCCTGGTGCTTCCTGAATCAGTCTTTTCTTCTTCAGAAGGTTTTGTATTATTAGAAGGTGTTTCTACTTTTGCGCTGGTGCTTCCTTTAACAGCTTTAGCATTGGCTTCATCATAAACCTTCATGAATTCGTCATAATCCAGTGGAATAACTTTTTCTGTAACAGTAAGCCTTCCACCACCAAATATGACTTCATTTGTTTTGAATGAAAGGGTTCTTTCTTCACCATCAGCAACAACTCTTGCCACAATATCAACCATTCCAGCAACCTTATTTGCAACCTTATCCTGAAGGTTTGGTTTGATAGCTGTGATTTTATCACCGCTTTTGCGGGTTATATCCTTGCTTCTATCCTCATGGCTGATAAGAACAATATTTTCATAATCAAGGTTCATCAGTCTTTTCAAGGTTGATAAGAATTCAGTTCTGACCTTATCCCAGGCTGCAAAGGAATCATCTGATTCATGTGTAATGTTCAGCTTGTCATACATATATAAGCGGCAATGTTCATACATATCTTCCAGCAGGTCAACAACAATGGTTTTGAAGTCATTCTGCTTCTTTTCAAGTTCAGAAATAACATCCTTGAAAACATCCCATGCCATAGTTCTTTTGGTCTGCCTGCCTTCAACCTTAACTTCATCTTTAATGGCAACATAAGGTGCATCCACAAACTTGATGTTTCCATCAGTGTTCAACATAAGCGGGTCAGGGAACTTATTTGCAAGGAAGGTTTTACCGCTGAATGGCGCACCATAAAGCCAAACAACCTTCTTGCTGATTTTTTCAATATTCCTTCTTTCATTTTTAGGTAATAACATATAATCCACTCCTTTTTCACAAAATTCCTGGTATTCACACCAGTTGCATAAATAACTTGGCTCTTTTTCAAATTCTTTAGTTTCAAGTATCTTTTTGATACCTGAATAAAATTCAATAACCTTGCTTGCATCAAACTGAACCTGAACAACTTTGACTTCAGATTTTTCAAGTTCTTCCCTTATTCGCTTCCTGAAGCTTATAATATCTTCTGATTTTTTCTGTTTGATGTTCACCTTTGGAATAAACACGAAGTTCAAGTTGCGAACTTTTTTCTTATACTGCTTTTCAAAGAAGTATTTGTATAAGTGAAGTTGGTCAGATTCAAGATAACTTCTGACATTGTTTGTGTATTTGAAGTCATATATGTCATAAGTTCCATCATCATTTTTTGAATTCAAGTCAATGAATCCAATGAAATCTGAATCAGCCACTGTTAGTTCATATTCCCCATCAGGAAGAATTTCCTGAACCTTTGGAATTAAATATTCCAGCTTAATAACTTCATTGATATGTTCATCATCAATAATTGGAAAGCTGTCATAATAAGCCTGAACTCCAATCGCAACACCTTCTTCAATTCCTGTGTGTAAAGCAGTTCCAAGTACCAAAGCATTGTTCGCATCAGTTGGTGCTATTGTTTTAATTCCGTCAATATAACGCAACTTGTACTTGAATTTGCAGCTTTCAAAGCAGTCAAGCCTTGAATGTGAATATTGCATCCCATCACCCCTTTCACTATATTCTTGAACTGTTCAAACCCTTCAGGATAAAGGATTATTCCAATTCCATTTGCTTCATTGGTTACTTTGATGTTGTATTCCTGAAGTTCAGTTGGTTTGCCATTAGAAGCCTTCAGTTCAACTTCAACATAGATTCCATTGATACAACATATCAAGTCAGGAATTCCAGCCTTTTGAAATCCACCACCCCAAATTTTTATGAACTTAATGGGTTGTCCTTCTTGTTGTAATTGACGAAGCCAACCTTTAACCTTGTTTTCAAACTGTTTTTCCGCAGCCATTACTTTACTTCAACTTTCACATAAGCTGATTTCTTGGAAACC